CGTAGCTGCAAGTGTAAATGGTCCTGCTACAAGAGCGTTCTCACCACTGGCACTCGTTGTATTATCTGTAAGGCTGTTAGGGTTAACACGAATATTAGCCACACCACCACGACTGATAGTGCTACTAAGCTTTGCTGTAGTAACTGAGTTATCTGTTGGTACTGTACTGTTACCCACTTCTCCTAGCGCAAGAATATAATCAATGCTATCTGAAGAAGAAAGATTAGAGGCGAACACAATGTTACTCCCACTGACACTATAAGCATCATTAGGTGCTTGTGTTACACCATTAAGGGATACAATCAAAGACTCTGCGTTAGCTGGCGTAAATGCAGCACTATTATAAGTGAGCGCATACGTAGCTGTAGCAGACGCTGTGAGTGAGCCTAGTTTTTTAAAGTCCCCTGCGAGGGGTTGTTTGCCTACATATGGCATTTATGCCTCCTCTATAGTTAGTGTGCCAGCGTCTACCTGACGCATGATTTCTGCGTAGTGGCGGTTAGCTGGGTCAAGGGGGACTGACATTTTAGTGCCGTCAATGATGGCTTCAATAGAACCGCTATCGCCATTCGCATCTGTTTGATATTGTGCTGATGTAATGTTCATCTATAACTCCGCGTCAAAATTAAGTGGCTGGTCTCCACCAGCAACAGCTACGCCTTGATGTTGTGTTAGGCTAGAAAAGTTTGCACATTCTGCATTAAAAACAGAAGCAGAATTAATGTTTGAATTGACCCCAATGTTGGAACTAGATTGGCCTTTGCTTCCAGCTACTGTCAGTTGCCAAATTGTTAATGCCCCATCCAATGAAGCACTAGGAGTAGTCCTCATTTCGGTAGGAAAAACACCACATAATTGTATCACTGAAGCACTAACAGCTTGACCTGATGCTTTCTGAATTTCGGTATAATACCTCTGACACCTAGCCAGTTCCTCGCCAACGCTGCGGTGTTCAAAGTCGGATGCGTTAGAGCCGACTTCTAGTTGGACGCCCGTGATGTTAAAGTAATTATTGGTGCTGTCACCTAAAGCGAGAGTTGTACCAGCACCTCTGTCTGCGTTTGTGGCCGCTTCCCACGCAGTAGGAACTGCGCCACTTGAAAAATTAGTACCGCTGTCAAAGACCATCTCAATAAATAGAGAGTTGCCATTGTCGTTGCCTAGTGCGCCACTGGTATCACCAGCAAATGTCAGAGTTTTATATTCCCAAGTTGCTGCTATTGATATGGTAACTGTAGTGCCGATGATTCTTGTATTATCTTGGTCATAAAGATTAACTTGGAAATTTCCAGTCTTGTAGCATTTAACCCAGAAGCTAAGTGTAACGCTTTCTGCTGAAGAAGTACCTTTTTTAAGCTGCTGAAGGTCTTGGCCTTCCATTCTGTAATGCAACATTAAGTGGTCGCCAGCAGCAGGAGAAGCATCCGCCGTTGTACATGCTAGTTTGTAAGAACTAGAGAACCCAGAGCCAGATGGTACATCCGTATCTTGTGAAATACTCCACGTTCCTAGACTGCTAATAATTGCATAAAATCTATCTGGCCCACCATGAGTGCTTGCAGTCTTGCCAGTAACATCGCCTCGCTGGGCAACTTGCATAGCACCGTTAATGATAAGATTTCTCCTACCATTTACAAAGCCCAATCCTTCGGGTCGTACTGTTGTTAGTGCCATGCTAGTTTATCCCTTATGCGTATGGGCTATCGCCAAGTACAGCCGTATCCCAAGCTGCCTTGAGTTTAGCAATAGTGTCTGCACTACCAATTGCAGAAGCGGCAGGTGCATCACGCAACTTGCCCTTCTTTGTTACTGATGCTGCCTTTGCAGATGAGTCATCAGCTTCAAGTGCCTTCATGTACACAACATCCTCTGCCTCTAGCAGTGGACCACGTACTTCACGGATTTTATCTTGAAAGATTGTCTTGGCTGCTGTCATGTCTTCTGTTATGACTGTGCCACTCAATGACCATGCACCACGGAAGTGACGGTCAGCAGGGACAGTTGCAGTTGAAGCATCAATCTGATTCCCGTCCTTGTCTACGATGTATGTTTGTGCCATTAGGTTTCTCCTCTTAGGCTGCTAAATCGGTGACGCTAAGTTCTTCAGTAATCTTCCAAGCATTGCGCCACTCACGTGAGCCGGGAAGCTGTTCTTTGCGGCAGATAACCATCTTTGGTTTGTTGCCTTGATTCCAGTTCTGCCATACAGATGCAGGGCAGTCTTTCATAATTAAGTATTCAATAGCTTGCTCTTCGGTCATAGCATCAATAGGCTTGGTGTCATGTAACAAGTAGCCACGAGTATGCTTCTTAAAATCAGGCTTGGCCTCATCTTTAGCTAGTTCCCAATACACTTGTACTGGTGGCAGTATCCCGCCCTGCAAAGCGCAAGCCATCCAGTTTGGGTCAGGAACCAGTATCTTTGCACACTCATCTACGCTGTCCTCATAAACTACGCGATAGTCAGACTGATGACCTTCTAGGTTTTCCTTTGCCCAACATAATCTGTCGAATAGGTGTGTGCCTTGAAATTCAGGTGTCTGCATTATGCTAGGTCTCCGTGAATTTGTGCATCAACCGCCTCTGGGTCACTCTGACCGCTTGAATTATTTTCACAATCTAACCTGTAATTTGATGTTGTTCTGTCTGCTACTGACAAGGGGTTAAAACTACCAGCGTCATTTGCTAATGCAATAAGGCCGCTTGCAGAATAGGATGAGTTGGACATTGAATCAGAAAAAGCAATCGTATAACTTCCCGTGCCATTATCCGTTAAACTGCCAACATTGAACGAATCACGAGCCGCAATAGTGCCACTACCATTCAAATTTAACCAAGACTTCACACTACCATTTACCACGAACTTTGTATCCAGCGACCCAGCAGTGCTGTGTTCTAGGGTATCTGCTTTGATTTTACCTAGTGCCATTATTCAGCCTCCAGTGCGGTGATACGCGCTTCTAATTCAATTATAGTCTTCACAAGCAGTGGGACGAGTTTGGACTGGTCAACACCTTGCAAAACAGGGTTGCCATCATCATCAACAGCATCCTTACCTTTTCCACTAATAGCATCAGGCACAGCCGTAAGTTCGTGCGCTATAAATCCATCAACAAACTCTGCATCATCACCATCAGCAATCCACTTAAAACGTGCTGGCTTGAGTTGTTTAAGGCGTGTGGTTGCATCCCAATCATAAGTAACCTGAGTTTTTAGTCGATAATCTGATGATGTGCTAAAACTAGTGGCACTAGCGTTAACTTGAATAAAGCCAACTGATGACCCAGAAGCGTTTTCAAAAACAATAGACTCACCATTGGCTGCCGCTTGAAATCTAGCAATGTTTTCTGCGCCGTTGCTTTTTACTTGCAAGACACCCTGACCGAATAACTGAGATGTTGTTCCGATAAGTAATTTGCCTGTTGAATCAACACGCATAGTTTCGTCTGTTGTAGAGCCATCAGTTTTCTTAAAGATAATTTCACCATCAGCCGAACCATCTCTAGCCGTAATAATAAGCGCACCGCTAGTTGCTTGAATAGTGGCAATATCGTTTGTACCTGACGAGTCAGTCATCGTGATGGTTGGGTCATCACTGGTCATTGTGATGTCAGACGAAAAAGCAACCTTACCAGTGCCATCAGGGTCAATTGTGATGTTGTTGTTACTAGCAAGACTGCTGATTTTATTTGTCTTTACTTCACTCATGCTAAGTCTCCGTGTAAGCTAAACTGACACTTACTGTCATCGTTGTCGCTTGCTGTTTGTCCATCAATGCCCATTCTATTAAGCATCCTGCAAGAAGATGAACTTTGAGGAGATGTAGCATGATTGTCATTTCTGTCTGCACCACTAAACAAAGCTGGATAGGTGTTGTTAGACATACTTGACGAAAAATTCATATCATATTGACCAGTCGCCACATCTGACAAAGAACTTCCGTTGAAGCTGTCTGAAAAGCTAATAGTCCCCGCTGTTCCGTCAAAAAAACACCAAGACTTCGCCGCACTCTGCTTAGTCAGTGTAGCCGCACCGCCACCTGTCGATTGAATGGTATCTGCTTTTAATGTACTCATAGCGTCACCAATGTCCCACCGCTTTCAACGGTTAATGTAACACCACTAGCCACAGTAAACGGACCAGTTACATTGGCGTTCTCTG